ATACTACTGACGGTAAAGAAACTAAAGATATGACACGTGCCGCATTGACTAAAGCAGCATTTAGAGTGTTGACATTGAAATTAGGAAAATGTAAAATTCCAATGCTTGTGACTAACCACACTTACTCTCAGGTCGGTACAATGTTTCCGCAACAGGTGATGGGCGGAGGTTGTTTAGTTGATGGAATACTCATTCAAATGTCTGACGGTTCACTTAGAAACATTTCAGAAATTTCTGATGGTGATTTTGTTAAAACGATGAATGGTGACAAAGAAGTTTTACAAACACATCAATTTGATGATAAAGAATTATATGAAATAGAATTTGAAGATGGGTATAAAATTAAATGCTCATCCGATCATAAATTTTTGATTGGTGATGAATGGATACCTGCTCAAGATATTTTCAACAATCAAGAAAAATATAATGAGGTGGTAGTGGTCTAAATTACGATTGATATAAATAAACATATACGCTAATTTTTATGGGGAAGAGTATATGTTTGTTGAAAACAAATATAAGAGAATTTATTTCTCAATAATAGAAAATTCTAAAAATAGGGATAAAAATCCAGAAACTATAGAAAAACATCATGTGATCCCAAAATGTTTTGGCGGGTCAGATGACATTGATAACATAGCAGTATTGACTCCACGAGAACACTATATTTGTCACCTTTTGCTGACAAAATTCACAGAAGGTGAATACAAGAGAAAAATGTGTTATGCTCTGTCAAGTTTTAATAGAAATAATCAACATCAAAAAAGAAATTTAACATCAAGACAATATGAAACTATTAGAAGAATTGTGTCGGATGAGATGAAAGGTGATAATAATCCAATGAGAATTCATAATATTGATATGTCTGGTGATAAAAATCCTTTTTATGGTAAAACGCATAGCGATGAAACCAGAAAAATTATTTCAGAAAAAAATAAAGAATGGTCGAAACAAAATGAAAACCCTTTTAAAGGTAAACGCCATAGTGATAAAACAAAAAAGATTTTATCCGATGCGCATTCAAAAAAAATTAAAGTCTTGTTTTTAAATGACACAGAAATAGTTTTTGATAAAATAATAGATCTGGGTCCATATCTTGGTAAAAGTAAGCAATTAGGCCTTAAATTGAATATGAAAAAGTATAAAAATTTATGGAAAAAATATAACATAAAGGAGATTGTATATTATGAAAATTAAGTCTATCAAAAAATGTGAATCCGAAAAAGTATATGACATCACAGTAAAAGATGAAGCTCATTATATTTTAGAAAATGGTGTAGTATCACACAATTCAGGACTTTACTATGCCGCAACCAACATCATTTTCTTGAGTAAAAGAAAGGAGAAGGTAGGAACAGAAGTGATCGGTAATATTATCCATTGCAAAAATCAAAAATCAAGATTGACCATTGAAATAAAATGATCGATGCTTTGGTCACATACGATAAAGGATTAGATAGATATTATGGACTGTTAGAACTAGCAGAGGCTTGTGAAATTTTTAAAAAGGTATCTACTAGATATGAATTGCCTGATGGAACAAAACAATTTGGAAAAACTATTTTGGCAGAACCTGAAAAATATTTTACTGATGATGTATTAGAGAAAATTAATGATTTTTGTCAAACCGAATTCCTTTATGGGAAAAGTAATCAAACGTTTGATGAACAATTGGAGGAAGAAAATGTCAGATCTGAGGAGTAAATATGAATTGATAGAGTTGGATGAAAAACAACATGCTTTTAGATTAATTGATGGTAAATTTAAGGATGTTATTTACAAATACAATAGATTCGGTTTGGTCGAGCCTGAGGAAGGTGAAGAAACATTGAAATATCGTTTTGAATATGATATAATTGAAATTCCTGAGGAAATAAGAGGAAAAAAATATTCCGATAAGGAAGGTTTGGAATTTGAGAAACTGATAGGTGATATTTTAATACAAGTTTTGGAAGAAAACGTAGAATTCGAAGAGGAAGATGACGATAAGACTAGAAGATACAATTTTAAAAAATCTAATATACTTTGAGGAGTATACTAGAAAAGCACTGCCTTACATTAAACCGGAATATTTTTCTGAGCAAACAGATAAAATACTATTCTCTGAAATTAAAAATTTTTTATCAAAATATAATTCTTTACCCACAAAGGAATCTTTACTTATTGAAATGGGAGAGAAGTCTGAATTGACTGAGGATCAATTTCAAATAGTATCAAAGAAAATTTCAGAATACTTTTTTACAAAAGATGACAAACCAGAAATAGAATGGATTGTAGATACTACTGAAAAATTTTGTCAAGATAGAGCAATATATAACGCAGTTTTGGAATCTATTCAAATTTTAGATGGTGAAAATAAAACATTGAAGGATAAAGGATCTATACCTACACTTTTATCTGATGCGCTTTCAGTATGTTTTGATCCTTATATCGGTCATGATTATATTGAAGATGCTGATGAGAGATATAAAAGTTATCATGAAGTTGAAGAAAGAATACCTTTTGACTTGGAATTTTTTAATAAAATAACTAAAGGTGGATTACCGAGAAAAACATTAAACATAGCACTTGCTGGAACTGGGGTTGGAAAAAGTTTGTTCATGTGTCATCATGCAGCTTCTTGTTTATCAAATGGTATGAATGTTCTTTATATTACTCTTGAAATGGCTGAAGAAAGAATCGCTCAAAGAATTGATGCTAATTTAATGAATATTACTATGGATGAACTTGAGGAAATACCTAAAGATGCATACGATAAGAAAATGGGTAGAATTCGTAATATGGTGAAAGGAAAATTAATTGTTAAAGAATATCCCACCGCTAGTGCAAATGTAAATCATTTTAGAAATTTGATGAATGAATTGAAACTAAAAAGAAGATTTACTCCTGATATTATTTTTGTAGATTATATTAATATTGCTACATCTTCTCGCTTGAAGTTTGGAAATTCGGTCAATTCTTATAACTATATTAAATCCATTGCTGAAGAATTAAGAGGTCTTGCCGTGGAGTGTGATGTTCCTGTTGTGAGCGCTACACAAACAACTAGAAGCGGTTACACAAATAGTGATGTTGGTCTTGAGGATACTTCAGAATCATTTGGTCTTCCTGCCACTGCTGATTTTATGTTTGCATTAATATCAACAGAAGAACTTGAAGATTTAGGACAAATACTTGTTAAACAGTTGAAAAACCGATATAATGATCCAGGAATGAATAAGAGATTTGTTGTTGGTGTTGATCGTGCAAAAATGAAACTATATGATTTAGAAGAATCGGCACAGGCAAATTTAATAGAACTTACCAATCAGAAAAAAGGTATAAAAATGCCTTGGGGAAAGAAAAAGGAAGACGATGATGACATTCCTTCTTTTGATATAGGCACTGATAATAGAATGAGTAAAAAGAAAGATTTTTCTGAATTCTCTTTTAGATAAGGATTTTTATGATAAAAATATCTGCACCAGAAGGTCCATTTTCATTAATGATTTCACATAAGGGATATGAGATAGTTTTTTTTGCTTTACCTGATGGTGAGGAGATGCAATGTGACTTGAAAGTTTTTAAAGATGAAGAAGATGTGTCAAAGAAATTCGATGAATCTGGTCAATTAACACCAGATTCAGAAACTTTGTATAATATTTTGCATAATATTGAAAATAGTGATTGACATTTTTTTATATTGTTATATAATAGTATTTGAACCTGTAAAAGTGAGAGAATACTATGTTAAAAAAATTATTCAAAGTTTCCATTACCACATTTTTGCTCTCTTCTGTCATAGGATGTTACGGATCTTTGGAATTAACTGGAGTTTCCGTAAGTACCTACGAGCAAAATAATACTGTCAATAATGAAAATAATAATCAAATAACTTCAGATAGTATAAAACCACCAATCCCACCACATAGCCTACAAGAAAAATCTGATACAGAATTCACAGAAATTATTATAAAAGAAAAACCTAAACCTCCTCCTCCAAAAATAGGTGTTCTCGACCAATTACGTACTTTTGAGGAAATAAAAAATTATTTTTATTATTTTGAACCTCAAGGTTTACCTGACTATTATATAAAGAAAGGGGAAAAGACAGGTGATTGGTCACATTTCAAAGGTCATAAGCGTCTTATGTGTATGTTGGTTACAGAAACATGTTATCTTATACATAGGGAATTCGAACAAAATAGACCAGCACCGATTAGAAGAGGCGTTCTAGAATGGATCAATGATCCTGATAATAGGGAAATTTGTAAAATTAATTTTGAAAGAGCAGATACATTAAAAAAGTGTTCAATGGCAACTGAAATTGTTGAATAATCATATCTGATAAATATAAAGAGAATTCTATATTTATTTAAGGATAAACATTAATGTTAACGTTCAAACAGTTTTTAATTGAAAATACAGGTGCTAACAAACATCTTGAGCATATCGAAGATGAAATGTTGAATTCTGGATTTGATGGTTTGAGAAATGCCATAGAATATATGATTGGTATTTCCAAATCTATGAGTGGATATGATAAAGGAATTACAGTTACAACAAAATGGGACGGTGCTCCTGCTGTAATTGCCGGTAGAGATCCTGAAACTGATAAATTTTTTGTGGCCACTAAGCATGGTGCAACTGCAAAAAATATGAAATTGAATTTTACAGATGAGGATATTGACAAAAATCATCCTGGAGAAGGTTTAAATAAAAAGTTAAAAACTTGTTTGAAGGAATTAAAAAAATTAAATTTAGATGGTGTATATCAAGGCGATTTATTATATTCTGAAACACAAGATAAAAAAATTGAAACTATTGACGGAGTTAAATATCTAACATTTACTCCAAATACTATAACATATGCTATACCATTTGGTTCTAATTTATTCAATAAAATAAAAAATAGTAAAGTAGGAATAGTTTGGCATACTAAATATTATGGTAATGGACCAGTAAATCAAATGAATGCAAATTTTGATTTAGGTAAAAATTTCTCTACTGAAAATAAATCGGTATGGTCCAGAACCGCTGAATTTGAATATGCTGGAGGTATTGCATCATTTAAAAAAGATGAGCAGGAATTATTTAAAAAGATATTAACATCCTTGGGTAAAATTTTTAGAAAATTAGATAAAAATGTTTTAAATTTTATATTTAATAATTCTGATGTAAATATACAAATTAAAACATATTTTAATAGTAAAATTAGAGAAGGTAAATCTATTGGTAATAGTGATAAACATGTTTTAGGATTAATTCAGTATTTAAAAGATAAATTAAATTCTAAAGTTCAGTCACTAAAAACTGAAAAAGGAAGACAATCAAAAATTGAAAAAAATGAAGAATTTTTAAAGTTTTTTAGAGAAAATAAAGCGCAATTATCAATGATTTTTGATACACAGAAATTGATAATTGCTGCTAAAAACATTTTAATTAAAAAGATGCAATCTATTGAAAGTTCTGAAAAAACTTTTGTTAAAACATCTGATGGTTATAAAGTTACGAATCCTGAAGGATTTGTTGCATACCATATAGATAAAGGAGCATTAAAATTAGTAGACCGTTTAGAATTTTCTAAACAAAATTTTACAATTAATAAAAGCTGGTAAAAAACATGCAAAAAGAACAAGAAATATTAAATAGTGTCCGAGAAAAACTCTTAGATGTTATGATTAATGAAAATGTTGACACTAGACTTAAAAAGTTGGCAACGGCTGGTTTGATAGATGATTCGGAATATTCAAAATTTATGAAATTGATTAAAATTTTAGATCAAGAAAAACCTGTGCCTAAGGAATTAATCAGTATGGTTGTCGATATTTACGATAAGTTGATTGGTTATCTAACAAAAGATAAAACAATTTTCAATTTATTAGTACAAAAGTTAAAGTCTGATACTGATAAAAGAATAAAAGAAGAAAAAGAATATTTTGAAAGTCAGAAAAATGCTTTTGAAAGAAAATATAAAGTTTTTGAGCATAATAACTCTTTATATTATATAAATGATGAGGAAAAAATGACAAAATATGATGATGAATCGATCCATCAATTTATAAAGAGTAAAAAGGAGCGAAATGTTACAGTCTGAAAATTCTCTAATCGACAGACTACAAGAATCTATGATGTCGATAATGTTACATGAAGGAACGTCTGAAAGAGCAAAAAAGCTTGCTAATGCTGGTTTGATTGATAAGTCTGATTATTCTAAATTTGTGAAATTAATGGCTGATATGGAAAATGGTAGTACATTATCACCCATGCAAAAGATGTTAATTTTAAAAATGTTTGATAAATTGTTAGATTTAGTTATGAGTGATAGAGTCATTTATCAGAAAATATTGAAAAAAGTAAAGGAAGATAATTCATCTAGAAATTTAAGAGAAAAAGAAACATTTGAATCTTTACACACAATAGTTGAAAAAGATGATAAAAAATATTTTGTAAATGAGGAAGATGAACTAGAACTTTATACTGATAAGTCTATAAAAGAATTTATAAATAAAAATAAACAATATAAACACTTATGAAATATTTAAAAAATTTTATTACTGAAGCAAAACAAGGTAAAACTGCAGTAATTACTTATGGTAGAATGAATCCACCTACCGTAGGTCATGTCAAATTAGGATTAAAAATACAATTAGAATCTAAAAAAAGAAAAGCAGATTCTTTTATATTTTTATCTCCTAGTCAAAATGCCAAAAAAGATCCTTTAAGTCCTGAAAGAAAAAAATACTATGCTCAAAAAGTTTTTGGTAAAAATATTACCGTTGAAATTAAGCCAAATATTTTTACAGCACTGTCTCACATTTACGAAAAAGGATATAGAAATGTAGTTATTGTTGTTGGTGATGATCGAATTGATGATTTTTCAAAAACAGTGCCAAAATATAATGGTGTAAAAAGTAAACATGGTTTTTATGATTTTGAATTAATTGGTATAGAAAGTTCTGGAAAACGTGATCCGAATTCGAAAGGGGTGGAAGGAATGTCCGCATCAAAAATGCGAGAACTGGCAACTTCTGGTAATTTCGAAGAATTTAAAAATGCCATGATTTCTAATGATAAAGATAGAAAATCAATTTTAAGCGATAACGATGTAAAATCATTATATAATGAATTACGAAAAGCGATGAAAGTGGAAAGTATACAACATGATAAACAACTATACAATTTATCCGAGGCAAACAAGAACACGAAGCATCATACGAAATCTGGAGCAAATAAAAAAAGTCCGGATGATCCAAGAGTGCCAGGACATCAACCAAAAAAATATGGCGCAGGACTTTCAAAATCAGAAGCGGAAAGAAGATATTCTCATTTCGAAAAGAATAAAGAAAAATCAGATAGCGATCCTGATGCTTATAAACCAGCACCCGGTGACGATGAACCAGCACCTAAACAATCAAAGTATACAAAGAAATATAAACAAATGTATGGTGAAGAATTTATACCAGAAGCAGAAATTGCAGGCCTTAAAAAGAAAGCAGAGAAATCAGGAGTTTCATACGGTATCTTAAAGAAAGTGTGGAATCGTGGCATAGCAGCCTGGAAAGGAGGTCACAGACCAGGTACAACTCCACAACAATGGGCATATGCTAGGGTTAATTCATTTTTAACAGGTGGTAAAACAAGAACAACTGCTGATGCTGATTTATGGGCGAAAACAAAAAAGAGCAAAACTAATGAAAGCATTGACAAATCATTCAGAGAATGGGTAGGATTAGCCGAACATGATATTTCAAGGAATAAAAATGAAAACGTTTAAAGAACTACGAGAAAATGTTGAAATGGTAGCAGAAGATTCTGTCATAGAAGAGGCGATAAAGTATCATATAGACAATAAAATACCATTTTCAGAGAGTGTTTTCAGATTGCATTCTGAATCTTATTATAAATTTTTTAGATATGTCAAACAACAATATGAAAGAGGATTGTTTGAAAATTTAAATGAATTTGATGAAGAATTGTTGAAAACTGACATAGGTGAATTTGGTGAATATGAAAATAAAAGAGTTCCTTTAGATTTACCTATTCAAGAGGAAGATGACAAAGATCCTCCATTAGGTAAACCTAAAGTGGGTGGTCCTAAAAAATATTATGTTTTTGTTAAAGATCCAAGCACTGGTAATGTTAAAAAAGTGACCTGGGGTGATACTACAGGATTAAAAAATAAAATGAATGATCCTGAAGCAAGAAAAAGTTTTGCTGCTAGACATAAGTGTTCTCAGCAAAAAGATAGAACATCTGCCGCATATTGGGCTTGTAATACTCCAAGATATGCAAAAGCACTAGGACTTTCTGGAGGAGGATCTTTCTATTGGTAATAGATAATGAATAAACCATATAATGATGTACAAAAAACCGATTTCTTTTTAAGAAAATTTGATAATAATATAAATCAAAACGAATTAATTTGGCATAGAGACAAGAAAAATAGAGAAGTTACAGTATTGAATGGAATGAATTGGAAATTTCAATATGACAATTCATTGCCTTTTATACTGAGAATTGGTGATACTTTTCGTGTGCCTGCTGAAACATATCACAGGTTGATTAAAGGCACTACCGCTTTATTATTAAAAATTAAAGAACTAGAGGAGTAAAATGTTAAAAACTTTATCAGGCGGTGCTTTTTCCGAAAAAGATAACATTGCCAACATATACGAAAAAACAGTTAATGCAAAGATAGAATTGGATCCTGTAGGTAAAGAAGATTCAGATATCGATAATGACGGTGATTCAGATCAATCTGATGAATATCTTGCTAAACGAAGAAAAGCAATTAAAAAAGCAATTTCTAAAAATGGTAAAGATACTAAAGAATCTTCAAATCCACCAATTAAAATTTCAAATGAAAAAGATACGGTTAAGATTTTGAAACCAACTAATGAAGAAGAATCTTTAGATGAAGGATCGGATTATCAATTATATCACAAAACTTTTTCTGGTGCTATGGCACATGCATATCAGATTGCAAAGAAAAAAGGATATACTGTTGATACTGATGATATCGATAAAAAAGTCGCTATGGGTCCATCAAAACCATCAAATGGAAAAACTAATAGATATATTTTAGGAACTGATAAGAAAAAGAATCTACATGTTCAAGTTGCTAATTTAGATGATAAGAGGTATGAATTGAACATGTATATTGAAGAAGTTGATAACTTAGAGGAAAAGGCGATGAGTGTAAAACAGCAGAGATTTATGGCATTAGTGCATAAAGCAAAAAAAGGTGAAAAACCAGCATCTCCTGAGGTAGCAAAAGCAGCGGAAGGTATGAGTAAGAAAGATGCTAAAGATTTTGCTTCTACAAAGCACAAAGGCTTGCCTATGAAGAAAGAAGAAATGGAAAATGAATCATATGATGTAAAAACTGCAAAAACAAAATTCGGTAAAATTACTGTAAAGAGTTTTGATAGTCATGATGATGCAAAGGCGCATTTAGAATTGATGAAAAAAAGAGGACATAAAGGAATTATTTCTCAAGCAGGAAAACCTGTTAATGAAGAAGAAGTTTTAGAAGCATGTTGGCCAGGCTATAAGCAAGTTGGTATGAAGAAAAAAGGTGATAGAATGGTTCCGAATTGCGTCAAAGAAGATTCTTTACAGGAAGCAAAAATGTCCGATGCTGCAGCATTGAAAGCATTAAAAGCATTGGCAACTAATGGTAAAAATGAGAAAACAAAATCATTTGCAAATGGTGTGATTAAATTTTATGCAAAAAATAAATCATTTACACCTGATCAAATTGCAGGATTACAGAATATTATGAAAAATGCTGGATTCCAAATGGCTAAGGAATCTGTGATAACAAAAGGTTTATCAAAAATCAATAAATTAATGGAGAAAAGAAGTTTATTGAAATCAGGAGCTGGTGAAGAAGGAACTGATGAGTTAGTAAAAAACTATAAGGAAAACACTCCTGGACAAGAAGTTAAAGAAGGATTAAGTGCCGCAGGAGATGCTGCAGGAGATTCTCAAGGTGTTATGCCTATGCAAAGCAGAGAGCATAGACATCCATATAGAGTATTTGAAGAATTATTTCATCATTTAACCGGAGTTTCTGTTGGTCATCCTAGAGAACTAACTTATTCTACAAATTTTGCGGAAGATGAGAATTCAAAATCAATTCAGTTATTTCAGAATAAAATTGGTTCAACTTGTACAGTAAAATTGGTTGATATTCAAAATTTTTATCATAAAGAAATGACAATGGAACAATTCGAAGGATTATTAAAAGAATTTGGAATTGTCAGAACCAATACCTTTGAAACCGTTGCACCGCATTCTGCGAAAAAATTAGATAATGGGACTTATAGCATGGAACAATATACAAATTATCTAACACATTCAATGAAGCAACAAAAATTGTTTTAAAAGGAGTATGATGGTATTTCGATACCAGGAACAATTTGGTCAATAAATGTAAGTTAATTTTTTATTAATATGGAGTTATAATGAGTGAAAATCCTGAATTAAAATTGAGTGATGTGAAAGAAGATGAAAAAAATGGTGTAGATTTTGTTAAAATTATTGAAAACAAACTTCAAGAATTAACAGATCTGCACCAAACACATTATAATGCTTTGGTAGAATTGAATAATAAAAAAAATGATATAAATAAACAAGAAGAAGCTATTCAATACGAATTGTCCGGTATACACGGTGCAAAATTAGTATTGGAGCAAATTTTAAAAGATGCACAAGATTCATAAAAAGACTAATAAGACGTATATGGCATCCCCCATATATCTCTTTTTTATTATGAACAGTCTTGGCTGAGTCCCAGCAATCTCTAACTATAAAGGAGTATTAAAACAATGGCTGATAAAAAAATGACACAACTAGAAAGTTTAGGTACAAGTGTTCAATCTACCGATCTTTTACATGTTGTGACTGATCCAACAAATAATGCAGTAAATAAAAAAGGTACTGTTGCTGAAATTTTTGGCAATTTAAATCATACAACTGGTGTTGGTGATACCAGTGGTAAAACATTTGTCAAAAGTTCATATACAGTAGGAGCATCAGGATCTCTTACATATACAGGAAACCTAGTAAATTTTTCAACTTCTACAATTTCTAGTCCGACCACGGCAACAACTATTCCTGCTTTATATGGTCAAAAAACACATATGACATTGACAGGTCAGAACGCTACTTATTCCGGACCGGTAATTGGTCATGAAATTGTAATGGATTTTTCTGATACAATTTCAGATTCTCAATTTCAAGTGTCCTCCAAGCAATATGGAATAAAGATTTTAGTGGATGACAGTGATGATAATAGAACAACTGGACCAACAGCATTCATTTGTTTGAATGATAAGGCGGACGGAACTTTATTGACAAGTGAAAATCCTGATCCTGGAGTAGTTACTAATTTGTTGGCCTTAGGCGATGAAGCAGATCAAAGAGTCAAAATCACGGCAAATTCAGCATTGTTTGAAGAAGGTAGTGCATTAGCTGGTACGGGTATGAGTTCTGCGACCTTGTTCGGTTCAACTGATTCTGAAATGTCTAAAATAAAAATTCAAATGAATGGTACTGACTTTTTTCTATTAGCAACTGCTAATGGTCATTATTCTGCATAATTAATTTTTTAAAACCATACATTTAGTGTAAAAAATGGCAGACAAAACTATATCGGGTCTGCCTGCTTTACCGACTATCGCAAAAGAAGATGTTCTTTTGGTTGTCGATAATCCAGCAGGTACTCCTGTAAACAGAAAAATTTCTGTAGAAAATTTTTTTTCAAACGTTGAACCTATAGTATTTTTTTCTAATACTAAAGGAGCATCTAGCAGTGAAGATGCATCGGTTGTATTCAGAGGTGGTGTAGGAATCAAGCAAAATTTAATTATTGATGGAAACATTGAAATTAGAGGATCAACGGTTCAAGGAACAACCACTATAGGAGCTATTAGTGATAGTTTAGTATTTACAAATGATAACAAGTTCGATGTCGCAAACACTTCTAATGCTCTTAGAACAATATATGTAGGTAATGTTTCGGCAGGCGAGTCTGGAACAATTAATGTTTATTCAAACAGTACAGTTTTTTACTCTAATGTTGTTTTTAATGGGTCAAATTTACATGTAAATTCTACATCTTTAAATGTTCAATCAAATACTTCTTTTTTCTCAAATGTAAAAATTGAAAGTTCTGTAGATAGTTTTATCATAAACTCTGATGATTTGACAACAACTAGTAATTTTAATATCAATGGAAATGATTTAAATATTAGTTCAAATACAACCGTTACAGGTAATTTCACTCATGCCGGTAAAATAACTTTATTTGATAATGATCAATTAGTCGCCAATTCTAACACATTCATAGCATATGGTAATGTTATGCTGGGATTGTGGTCTTCAGATGGTAATCCTAAAGGAACAACGTCAAATGTTTATATAAGTTCTACAAACACTTATATAAAATCTGATTTAACATTTAAAGGTACCCGAGCGAATTATTTTTCAAATTTGTATGTTACAAGTCAAAATACATCCATCACCTCATCTAATACACATTTAACTTCGGATTTATTACTTAAAGGTAATTCTAAATTTGTAGGTAATACGGAATATAATTCCACCAAATTTTCTGTTGTAGGTTCAAACAATTATTTCAAAGGAAAATTTACTACCACAAGTGATGTTTTAATGAAAAATACTGTTACATCTACATCACCGACAACTGGCGCATTAGTTGTGCGTGGAGGTGTTGGTATTGTAAAAGATGTTTTCATTGGTGGAAATTTGAATATTGACAGTAATTTATTTTTAAATGATAATGTTCAATTTTTAGGACCAATTGCAGAAATACAATCAAATACAGAAATTCTAGGTTCTAATACTTATATTAGATCTAATACTATAAACATAATTGGTAATACATTTAATATTACTAGTAATTCTCATTTTACATCTGATTTAAATTCAAGTGATACAACAACAGGTGCATTGATAGTTGATGGTGGTGTTGGTATTGCAAAAGATACAAATGTTGGCGGTAATTTAAGAGTAGATGGTAATATACATGCTGTTGGCAATATAACTGCTAATGGAAGTATACAATTAGGAGATCAACCGTCAGATACAATTTCTCTTGCCGGTAGAGTGCAATCTGACATAGTTCCTGCAGTCAATGCGACTTATAATTTAGGTGTTCCTGGACTTAGATTTGCAAATGGACTTTTTAAGGATGTTTACACTACAGCAAATGCTACGATCAATGATTCTTTATTGGTTTTAGGTAAAAGAGGAAGATTCCAGGCAAATGTTGAATTTGTCGGTCCAGTGGTAAATTCAACGGCAAATTCAACATTTACAGGTAATATTTTTAAAATTTATGGACAAAATGCTCATGTAACATCAAATTTAACAGTTGATGGAACACAAACAGTATTGACCTCAAATTTAAATTTAACAAATTCAAATGTTGATATTCAAACATCAAATTTTGATTTAAATTCTACAGATTTAACTATTTCTAGTAATTCAATTTTTAATGGTTCTACATTAACCATCAATCATTCTAATACAAATTTTGCTGGAGATTATGTTGAATTTCAAGCTGATGTTACAATGTTGGGAACATCATTTAATGTTTCTTCAAACTCTGAAATAACAGGAACAACACTATCAGTTACATCAAACACTGAAATAACCGGATCAACTTTAAATGTTTCATCTGATATTAGTTTTACTGGGTCAACTTTAGATGTTTCATCAAACACTGAAATAACCGGATCAACTTTAAATGTTTCATCTGATATTAGTTTTACTGGGTCAACTTTAGATGTTACATCAAACACTGAAATAACCGGATCAACTTTAAATGTTTCATCTGATATTAGTTTTACTGG